GATGCTCTACGGCACCTACGCCTCGGCCACGCCCGCCAACGACTTCAACGCGCTGACCAACCTGATCAGCGACACGGTCGCGATCGGTGGCATCGACCCGGCGACCGAGACCTGGTGGAAGTCGTACGTGGCTGCGGTCGGCGCCGTCGACGCGGCTGGTCTCGAAAC